CGCTTCCTCATCCAGGATGCAGTTGTTCAACCGCGCAATCTCCGCCCGCCGGTCCAGCAACGCCAGATTCACCGTTTCCGTATCACTTTCCCCCTTGGATGTTGGCTGTTCAATGTTCGATGTTCGATGTTTCGCCGCCTTCGCCGCCGCAACATATTTCCCCACCCACTCCAAACACCCCTTCACCTCATATTCGTTATTCGCGCCCGGTGATGGAAACGGCGGGTCCCGCCGCGTCTGCCAATTTTTGAGTTTCATTCGGTCGCAGGGAATTTTAAAATGATGCCGGACCAGCTCCGCCAGCACGCGCAAAGTCCGCACCCGCTTCGGCAGACGGCTTGCAGCCTGCTTGGTCTTTTGCTTTGAACTTTGAACCTTGAGCTTTGAACTCATTTTCAATCAATCCTCGGCTGCCGGCGTTGCCCGTCCCAGTTCTCCCCGTAAAAAGGCGGCGCGCCGGAAATGTGATAGCAGAACGCCGTCGGCAACACCCGCCGCCGCGCCTCCGGCCAGCTCTGCGCGAACATCACATCATCATGCGCCGCCGTCCCCAGGCTGTGCGGATACGGCCGTTGTTCGGACGCGTGCCACAATTGAAAAAACCCGATCGGACAATACCCGCGCAAATTACAGACAAACACCGCGCTCGAGGCCGAGGGCGTCGGGCAATGCACCGCGCCCCCATGCACCGGCGAGATCCCCGTGTTATGCGCGTGCTGCGGAAACCGGTTGCGCGCCTGGACGAATGCGGCAATCGCCTCCTTGCCCACCACGTCCACCCGCGGCGCGCCGTAAAGGCAATTCCGCTCCAGCGACGTGTGGTTGAAAAGCACCCGGCGAAAATTATCCGGCAGCACGATGTCCGCGTCCAGGTGCAGCCGCCAGCCGTGAAGCTGAAAATGGTCCATGCCGGCATTGATCGCCGCGCCCTTGTTGAACCGGCGGCCGTTCTTCCGGAACAAATCCGTTTTCACGCAATTGACCGAATGCTTCTGGCAAACGCGATGCGTCCGCGCGTCCTCATGGCTGGTGATCACCGTTAAAAAATCCAGGTGCGGATGATTCAACCCCAGCGTCAGGTCCAGCATATCGTCAAACCCCACGCACACCGTCACCGCCTCGATGCACCTCGCCTCGCGGTCATAGACCGAATCGCCCTGGCAGTTCGCGCCATCTATTGGAAAACTCATTTGATTTTGGGATGCTTGGTCATTGGTCATTGGTCATTGGTCATTGCGGCAATCTCCTCCCGCTCGCGCGCCAGCCATTCCGTGTCTTTCAAAAACGCCCGGCGCTCCGCCGCCGTCCATTCGCTCGAAGCCCGGTCCCGCTGCACCCGTTCGAACAATTGCCGGAACTTCGTCAGGCCGTTCAACAGAACTTCCAACAATCCGACCTCGCTCGCCTTCTGCGGCGATGTCCGCCGCGGCGTCTCGATCAATCCGCTCGCCCCCATCAGCTCCTGGGCCAGCGGCGCCACCTCCGCCAGGTCCTTCACTTCGCTGTCCTTCAGACGTCGCGCGATCGCGATGGTCCGGCTCGCCTCCGCGAAATCGCTCCCCGTCAGGTCCGCGCACAAATTCTTCGCGAAAAATTCCGGAGTCATCCGATCATGATTGCACGCCGCCTGCCAGCGCAGCCCGATCTCCCGCGAGATCCGCGCGTTCTCCATCATCAACCGTTTCAGCGCGGCCATCCCTTCCGCCAGATGCCCGCGCCGGTCCCGGATCAACTGCAACTGTTCCGCCAGCGCCAGCTTATGCTGCCGCAATGCCCGCTCATCGTAAGTGGTTGTCTCGGTTGTAGAGACGGGCCGCTGGCCCGTCTCCGCCGTGTCCACGACCGTGGACAAATTCCGCGACTGCCATTCGTTCTCCACCGCAATCCCCTGCTCCGCCAGCGCGATGGATTTGGCAGCGGCCCAGCAAAGCTGATAAGCCCGGGACCGGCTAATCTTAAGCTTCCGCTGGCAATAATCCTCGAACGTCCCGAACTTCTCCCGGTAAAGCCGCTGCTCCCGGATCTGGTTCAACGCCTGCCACACCTTCAGCGATTTCCCCAACCCCTGCCGGATTGTCTTCTCATGCCGCGCCAGTTCCCGCGTCTCCGCTGGCGAAAGTTTTTTTTCCACTTCGTGTTTATTGGTGTTCATTCGTGGTTCAAATTCCGTTTCAACGTTTCAACGTTTCAACGCTGTAATTGTTTTTTCCTTGCCCGTCCCATCGCCTGCCGCGCGCCGGCGGAGCGTTGCCCGCGGCCGGGCTCGATGCCCAATGCGTCCTGGAACATCTTCACCGCCTTGCTCACCGCCGCCTTGCGTTTGGGATTGCCGTAAAGTTTTACCGCCAGTTCCGTCGCCTCCTCGCAGCCAACCACCTCGAACCATTCCATCGCGATGCATGCCGCCTGGAGCGCCATCATCCGGTCCCCCTGGTATTGGATCACCAGGCGAATCAGCCGTTTGTAAAAATCCGCCGCGTCCTCGCGCGCCACCGCGATGATTTCCCGCGCCCGCGCCTTACCCGCGTCCTCCTCGTCCATGATGGGATGTCCATTCCCCTCCGGAACCCGCACCACGCAATCCGCGCCACGATACTTAAAGTCTTCAGGCCTCCATTCCACCAAGAGCTTCCCCTTGTGCGCCGCCGCAAAATTCACTTTGCATTTTCCGCACACTCCCCGGATCAACTCCCCCGCCGGCCGATTGCACGCCGGACAATTGGGCGTTCGATGTTGAATGTTCAATGTTGAATGTTTTCCCATTAATTTTGTAGAGACGCCGCCGCTGGCGCGTCTCACAGTTCCTTCAGTTCCACATAAAAATTCTCCTCCTGCACCACCCTCACGCCCATCTCCTTCAACTCCTCCGCATCCAGCACCGGTTGCTCGCCCCCGGCGTCCCGCAAAATCTTTTCCTTATCGACGGCCGGCGTGCGCCGCACGTAATCCTCCATCTTGCCCAGCAGGCCGAACGCCACATCCGCCCACGTCCATTTGGCGCGCGTCTTCAATTGCCGCTGCCCCAGGCGAAAGCCCACCGTGCCATGGATAAAATCCACCGAGCGTTTTTCCTTAAATTCCTCGCCATGATCATTGGCCCAGGCCTCGAGCTGCTCCTCGAGCCGCGTCCCCTCCGCGCGGTCCGCCGCCGTGTCCGCTTCGCAACGGGTGCGGGCGCTGGTGATTTCCTCCTGGAGCCCCTGCTCTTCCGTCTTGATCCGCGTGCGGCGCAAGGCCAGTTCGCCCAGGGCGGATTCAACGGCCTCCCGAGTTTGAAGTTTTGGAATTTTTCCAGCCAACCGGCCGGGGGGTGAGATTGTTGACATGCGTACGGAACATGTCACAAGTCAACTCCCTCCGGCAGTCGGCCAAACGCCCGTCAGCCAAATGGCCGATGGGAGCGCGGGTCTATGACCCGCAGCCGCCGCGCCAGTTAGAAACTCTTTGGGATTACCAGGAAGCGGCTTGGTTTGCGGATGTGGCTGCGGGTCGCAGACCCGCGCTCCGGAACGCCGGCCTCCGGCCCGGCTCAGGCCGCCTTCGCCCGCCGGCACTTCACCGGCAGATGAGTTATGGGCACGTCGAAAGCGCAATGCTGCCGCCCGAACAAATTAAACGCCGCCTCCGCTCGCGAGCGCGATCCCGTCTTATGAAAAATAATTCCCACGTGCGTTTTTATCGTGCTTATGGATCGTTGCAGCGCGGCGGCCACCTCTTTGTAGGTCAATCCGTGGTGGAGCAGGTCCAGGATTCGCTCTTGTTGCGGCGACAACCGGGATATGGATTTAACGTCAATGACAGTTGGAGGCACCCTGCAATGTAAGGGCGAAACCGAATACCCCACCATTCGGCCTTATACCCGATGGGCTGTCGGGCAGGGAAACATCCAACATTCAACATTCAACGTTGAACATCCAAGGGGGGATTAATCAGGCCGATGGAAATTTTCTCCGTGTTCCAGACGCAGCCGGAGGCGCAGTCCCAGGAGTAATACCACATCCGCGCCATGCGCATCGGCCAATGATAGGGAGCGATTTCGATGCCATCATATTCGGCCGCGACCGCGCGCCAGTTTATCGCGTAGCAATCTATCTCCAGCGGGTGAAAATCATGGGTGGCGGGAAAGGTTTTATTCAGTGGAGAATCGTTGTTAAAAAATTTGCGCTCGAACTCCAGCATTTTTGGGATGCTATCGAGCAACAGAACATTGGCGCGGGAGGCGTCCACCGAATAATTGAAGGCGTGAATGTGTTCGGGAAAATCCGCTGCACACCTTTCCTGCCAGCCGCCATCGACGCCGTACCATAGGCCAATGGGCTTGATGAGTGGTTCCGGTTCATCCGGCCATGCCACGGGCAAAATCCGCGGAATTTCCATTTTGGAATTATGGATGCGGGTGGTCATGGCTGGGTTTGTGATTCGCTGAAAGCGCGCCGGCATTTGTTCCGGTTGTTTACCCAGGCCTCCATTTCGTCTTTGAGATTGGCCAGGCTGAAATAGTAACGGGGAAACCCTTCTTGATTATCCGGACCCGCGACGCCAACCGGCTCGATCAGCACATGCCATTTGCCGCGGTCGCAATATTCCGGACGCATCATGGCGTGGATGTTCAGGAAGCCTTTGCCGTGGTGATCAATGGCCGGGACGCTGGCGAACCAGGTATAATTCTCGACCTGGTATTCCCATTTTAATTGTATCGGGCCGCGATTGAATTTTTGCATCTCCGAGAAAATTTGCGGACGTCCGTCCGGAAGCGGGTTGTCCATCAGCAGGGCGATATCGGAAAGGGCGTGCTGCCAGCCGGGCCGCTTGATGGCCAGCAAAGCCATGGCGGTGAGAATCATCTGGCGCTGGCCATCATCGAGTTTGATTTCGTGCATGACGCCTTGCAGATCCATGAACTCTTCGACGCTTTTAAAAGCTTTGCCGTCGTGAAATTTTTGGTCTGGCTTCATGGCTCCTTGCTGTGCGCGATCCTCAATTTTTTATAGATGGAATGAACTTCGCTTTTTGCGGGGTCCCTGGATGGACCTAAAACCGCCATCGCCGCGCCGAGGGCGAAGAACAACATCGTCAGTTCCATTTCCGTCACTTGGATTTTGTAGGTTTTTTCTATCATAAGTTTTCTGGTTCAGCCGGGCCGGAGTCCGGCTTTCCGTTTTTTTCTTCTATAGCTGATTCTTCAAATTTAAAAAAGGCTGGCTGGCTGTACCGAAGTACAGATATCTGTACAGCCAGCTCAGCTTTTTGCTGGCTGTACTGATCAGCCTTATACCACTAAGCTCACGGCTACGCCGTTCGGCGCGCGCGCGAGGCGCGGGAGTTGGTAAAAAACCAACCGGGTTGGCAAATTACCAACCGCCTGGGCAACCATTCGCCTGTTTTTGGTCCGACGGTTGGCAAATTACCAACCGAAAAACAGGCCACAGCGTTGAGGTTTCCGCCAAAGTTGGCAAATTGCCAACCGCTAAAATCCTCAAAAAATCATTGGGTTGGCAATTTGCCAACCGAACCGGTCGGGACGGGCGCGGTTGGTAAATCACCAACCGCGCCGGAACGCAAAAGTTCCTCGATTTCCGGCGAATAAAGCTTGTGCATTTTGCGCTCGCTGATGGCTTTGCCGGAGAGCCACGCAAGGGGATCGGGCGGCGGCCGGTCGCGGCGCAGGGCGCGGGCCCAGGCATGGGGCAGGCTCTCCAAAACGTAACGCGCGTGGCGGCGGCAGGCGTCCTGCCACTGCAACCCGCAGCGGAGATCGGCAAGGCGGTTGCGTTTATCCAGCGAGACGACCCATTGCCAGGCGGCGGATTCTTTTTCGGGATCGGGCGGCGGCGGAATTTTATTTGGTTGCGGTGGATTGCGTGGCGGCGATAGATTTTGCGGCGCAGCCCGGATGGGCAATTCAATTGCCACTTTTTTCTCGTAAAGCGCGGAGGCTTCTTCGGTGGTGAGTTTTCCGGCGGCGATTTGTTCGCGATAAAAGTTCCACCATCCGCCCGGAGGCGGGGCCTCGGAAATTAATTGTGCGCCAGGCAGGGGAGGATTTTTCTCCGCCGGGTCAGCAATGGGAGCAGCCCGGACTGGGCTAACACTCTTTTGGACTGAGGAGGTTCCTTCATCCTCAGCTTGCCGTCCAGCTACCAGCGGAGACCCTACACCGACGCACAAAATTTTAGAATATTTTCCCGCGATTTTTGCAAGGAAAAACTGGCGCAGAAACGCTTTACTCTCCGGCAGTTCACCATACTGCAAAAACAGCGGTTCCTCAACGGGATCCGTGTCTTTACGGAGCTTGCGGCCGCCTTTATCCGCGCGGCGGGGAGCGGTCCAGCCGTCAAAATTCAAATTGAAATAGTAGTAGTGGATCTGGTCCAGCAGGAGGACTTCCCAGCGGAGCAGCTCCTCGAGGCGGCGGGTGACATTGCCTTTGTCCGGAACGGCGGCGCGAAATATTTTTTTCTCAGGAACATCGGCGCCGGCGAGGCAGATTTTAAGGGAGCGGTCGTTGATGAAATTAATGAGGTCCCAATGCTCGCGGCGGAATTCGCGGGTGTGAAGTTCGCGGTAAAGGGCAAGTTCGGCGGCGGCGAAATCCCGGGGGGAAAGCTGGCTCATGGAACGCCTCCGGGGCAGCCGGAAAGGGCTTGAAATGCGGGCGCAAAGCGCGTAAGGATGATGAGTGAACGGGTCATTGATCTGGCCGGCGTCTGTGAGGGCGCCGGTCTATTTTTTTTAAGTTGGGTGCGTCATGGATTTTTTACGGTCGTTTACCAGCGCCACGGCCATTTGAAGTGCCGGCAAACATGCTTTGTCCGGAAGTTGTCTCAGGGCGGCCGTTATTAAAACCACGGCCAGCAATTCACAATCGTGAAGCCCTTTTTCCAAAAGTTGAGCATCATACTCCTGCGCCATAGTGACGGCGACCTCTCGGCCATTGCGGACAATTATCGGTTCGACAAGTGACGGTTTGGTTCTCATGGTCAGGAAGATGCGGCTGGGAACGGCCCGAAATGTTTCCAGGGAGGGCCGAGAAATTTATTGCCACAAGCGCCGTCGCCACGGATGCAATGGGCGCAGAGAGGCTTGATTTTCTCCTGCGTTTCCATATTCAGCGCGTGATATTGAAAAAAATTCTCGGGCATCGCCCGTTTGCATTCGACGCAAATCCATGCAGGCGGAATTATTTTTCCGGAACCGCGGCATGTGGGGCAAATTTGTTCGCTCATGGAGTCATGCCCTTGAATGAAATTTTCCTTCGCGCAAACGAGTCTTTGGCTCGATGCGGCGCGGAGCGCCGCCATTCCTCAGCCAATCCGGGCAGGAGGAAAGCGGCCACCGGCTTGTCCTTGCGAAAAACGATATGCCAGGTCTGGACCAAATCCTTTTTTTTTGATTCGCCATAATCAATTTTTCTGGTTGCGGGCGGATTCGACGGAGCGGAAATAATCATCCATGGCGCGGCCGGCGGGCATCTGGCGCAGGGCCGTGAGCTCGCGTTTGGCGGCCAGGGCCCGGGCGATCACGGCGTCTTCATCGCCGGGCGGGATTTCCTCGTGCGCGTTCGGCGGCAAACCGCCGCGCAAAATAATGCGCTCAAAACTGCGCTCCATTTCCTCCGGGCTGTCGCCATCCAGGAACGCGGCTTGTTTGTAGGCGGCGAGATAGGTCATAGCGGTTGTGTTTTTACTTCCGTGGCCACGACCATGCGCTTGACAAAAACGTACTCGGCGCATTTCACATGTTTCCCAATTTTAGCGACATTGTTTAAAGTCGTTTCAGCGGAAAGAAAGGTTGAGCCGTCAGTATCGGGATTGACGGTGACGTAAATTCTTTCGGGATAGCAGGTGTCGTTTTTCATGCGCGGGATTCCTGGAGTTTTTCGACGCGGGCGAGGTGTTCCAAAAACGCTTCGAGTTTTTCCTTTGCGAAACTGATTTCGCTGCTGGCGATGGAATCGGGCGCGCCGATCTTGGCCTCCAGCTCGCGCAGTTTGGCCAGGACTTCCTCAGCGGTGTGGCGCAATTCCTCCTCGCGCGTGGCGAGCGAGGGGACGTCGATGGGGGGAAGGACGCCCGGCGTGGCAGTGCCGGGCGCCGTTCCGCGGATGCCATCCGTTTGGATAGTATCGGCAGAGCGAGCCGGGCCGGAGGCCGGCGCTTCCGGTTTGCCCAGGCGGCGGTTTACCACGCCCTGGACGTGCCGGGCGGTTACGACGCCCTCAGGCGCGGTTTGCAACACTTCCTCCCAGGCGCTGGTCCATTGGTCTGGCGGCAGCAGGCCCAGGGGGCGGTATTGGGCTTCGTTCGCCGGCAGCAAAGGGGGCCAATTGGACCCCTTGCCCGCGCCGGAGAGGTTCCCGGCGATATCCGACGCGATGATGAGCCGCCGCGCGTAACGGGCGGCAAAGCCGAAACGGTTCTGGCAAAATTCCTCAAAGGTCGCCGCCTCGAGCCGATACAGCTTGAGGTTCCGGATGCGCATGAGTTCGTTGCCGACTTCAAGAAAGACTTTCAGGCCGCGCCGGATTTTTGCGACGGAAATCTCCAGCTCGCGCCGGGTGGACTCATCGTCCATGAGTTCGGCCACGTCCTCGCGGTCTTCCGGCGCGAGGTGATGCGTGCGGCCGGGCGGATGTTCCAGGACGGGAATTGTACCGTTGTGATTTTGGTTCATGATTTTATTTTTACCGGGCGCGGAGTTCTCCTACGTGCCAGTTTGGCAGTGGGACGCGATCTTTGCTTCAACGGGGCCGCGCCCGGTAAATTGTTTTCAATTTTCACGCGCCCTCGCTTTCTTTGGCGGGCGGGAATCCAGGAAAATATTTCTCGCGCACCTGGGCCAGGGGGCGGTCCCACAGCCGGGCCAGGGCGTAGGTGAGCAGGGTGAATTCCTCGCACTCGGCGGGGAAGAGCCGGGCGTAATCGGCATCGCTGGAAATTTTGATCAGCACGGCTTCGATGGCCACTTTGGCGGCGCGGATGGCCTCGGCCTGGTCCAGGACCTTTATCGTTTGGCCCTTCAGCCCGTCTTCATGTTTGATTCTGCGCTCGAAACGGCTCATGCGACCTCCTTTGGGTCGTGGAAGCAATCGGGAAGCAGGCGGTGGTTGGGGGCGGCGTGGATGCAGCCGGCGCGGTCGTTGCAATATCGCACATTGTGCCACATGACGCCCGGCGGCAAGCCGTATTGCTTGGAGAGGTCCGTCTGGAACACGGAAATGCGCCGGTCCGGCCGTTCTTCGCCGCAAATGTGGCAGGTCCAGGTGGGCAAGGCGGGGACTTCTTGACCCAATGGGGGAAAAGAGTTCATCGCAAATGCCTTGCCCAGGCTTCCGGCGAAATGTTTTTTTTTAAAAACGATTTCATCACGTTGAGCGCGTCCGCTCTCTGCGCGTTGGAGACATAATCCAACCGCGACTCACCTTCGGCCGACTGGTTGAAATCAAACGCGAGCAAAATAAACCCGGTGCCGGGCGGCAAGACCACCGCCAGGGATTGGGCCGCTTCCTGCATTCTGTCCGTGGTGTCGCTCATGCGAGCCTAGGGTTTGCGCCTATGCCGCAATTTTCAATTCACGCTTTATGATTTGCGCGCCGCGCGCGGCGGCCCGGCGGACAGCCTGGGCGAAAGTGATGCGCTCGTGATTGGCGATGTCCCAAATTTCTTTTTCCACATCAACGTGAAATGTCACAGCGCGGGGAATCCCCAACGCCGGTTTGCTGGCTTTATTTTTGCTCATGGAGGTTAAAATATCGGAATGTCTGATAACGTCAACTTATTTCTTGCAATTATTTTTAGATCCGTCAAAGTGCGGGCATGATCAACACCAAAACCAATCCGGCAACGGATAAAATTCCCATAAACTCTAAGCTTCCGCGCAACTTTAGTTGCACGGCCAACGAGGACCGGCCCGCGTCCCACCAGAAATGGTGGCACGTCCCCTATATCCAAACTCAAGAATCTTTCATGAAAAACGCCACTGCTGAAGACAAAGCGAAATGGCTCGAAGCGTGGCCATCCGGAACCCGCTATGATGTCCGCTGCCTCGATGGTGGCGCCTGGGACCGCCCGACGTGCTGGGGCATGTTCAAAACTTTGGAGGAAGCCGAGGCCTGCGCGCGCACCGGCCCGTCATGGGGGAGGAAGGTCGCTTGAAAACCATCTGCCGCTGCCAACATTGCAACCAGCCCCTCGAATTTGATTCCACGGATGCCGGCGGCGCCACCGCCTGCCCCCATTGCCAGATGGAAACCACCGTCTTCATCCCCCAGGGCAAACCGCCCGTCCCGTCCGGCACCCAATGGGACGCCGCCGCCGATGCCCCCCGCTCCCTCGAGGACAAGCTGGATTCCGCCGCTTCCGGCATCTTTACCGGAGGCATGTTCGCCTGCCTGGTCATAGTCATCATCGCCCTGGCTCCCTTCATGATTCCCGGCGAGCCCAATTTCCTCGCTTCCGGCGTGGAAGTATTTTCCGCGCTCACCCTTGCCGCCAGCGGCTGGCTCCTTTCCCTCGCGTTCCGCTGGGCCGCGGAAGTCCTCCGCCAACTGCGCATCACCAAATGAAAAAAGGAGACAAAGTAAAAATGACGGAAGCGGGTCTGTCTCAAAATTTGCAGGGCAGGAACAACCGGCGAACCGGCATCGTCACAAGGAATGCTAATGGAGGATTCGTCGGCGTGCGCCGGGACGGGGACAAAACGTCATCCACGAAATACGCCCAAGAATATTGGGAGAAAATTGATGACCTTGAACAATGATTTTTTGCCGGTGGCCGTGGGGCGGCGTTTACTCGTGGTGAGGAACCGTTGGACTGCGGTCGCCGGCAATTGATTTATGAAATATAAAGCTCCACGCGACCCGAACACGCCATCGGGTTTTGAAATTCCACTCCGGAGAATGGATCCAAGCGAGAACTGGCCATGCCACGTCGGCGAGGGAGAATGCCATGAACCTGCCATCGAGGCCCACGACGATGGATCGGGCGGCGAATTTCTGGTTTGCGCGAAGCATTTGCCGCAACTCCATGCGATAGGGAAACTTTTTGCGGAAATGACCCCGGCGCAAATTTACGAGTTTGTGGCCTTCGTCGTCAAAAAAGAGGAGGGTTGAAAATGAAAACAGCCGAACATTGGCAGGAGGAACTCGCCGGTGAAACCAGCGTCCAATCAATTCGACAAATCCAAGCGGATTCGCTCTGCGAAGGTTTGCGCTTAATTAGCCGCTGCCAGATCGATCTTTTCGAGCTGCAAGACTGCACGCCGCCGCGCGTCCGAAGAATACTTTTGCAGGCTCTCCAGGAGTTGCTGCAAAAAATTCCCATCACGGAAGAAAAATAATTTTATGGAAATCGTTGCCGCCGTCCCGGCCTCCCGGGAAAAGCAAATCGCGCTGGGCTTAATGCGATACCAGCCGGATCCGGATGCCCTGGAGATGCGTTGCCAGGCTTGCGGCATTGCCGTCCTGGTGGGCCCCCAGGCCGTCCGGAAGCTTTGCCGGGACAAAGCCATGCCGCTGCTCTGTGTGGGCTGCGCAAGGGGTGGAAAATGAACACCGCGCGAAAACCGTTTGTGCCGGCCAATCCGGAAATCCTTCATGTGAGAAAAATTTCACAGGAAATGGCAGCATCGCAGGTATGGGAAGTAATGGCTCTAACGGATCAACGCACCCCTGATGGCGCCGAGATTTGGCAGAATTATTTGTACGTGGTGACCTGTCGGCGCTTTAGAAGCGGATGGGCGTTTGATAAAAGCTCTCCGTGGGCGAGCCTGGGAATCTATTGCCACAATGGAGCGGCGAGGCATGACTGGAGGGAATTTCAAAAAATCAAAAACGACGTCGCGGGTCCGGAATGGGAGGCTGTGGAATTATACCCTAAAGAGTCACGCTTGTTGGACCCGAGCAACTATTACATGATTTGGTGCGCGCCGAATATCAGGCTAGGTAAATTTGTCCCCAGGACAATTATTGACGAGGTCAATTGCGTCGCCCCGCAGCGTCCCTGGCATCCGAAAGATAAGCCGCCCATGACGCAAGCCGGCAAAGAAAAACAGGTCCAGGCAGAAATAATTCAAAGGAGGCGCGCTTGAGCTATGGGGCCAATTGGACCCATTTTGATCGGGGCAATGCTGCTGGGCATTGGGCTGGCGCTTGGCCTGTGGCTGGCACGCATCTCCCCATTTAATCAGCCACGGATTGCACAGATTTCACCGACCCTTCTTAAATCCGTGCCTTCGGTGCCATCTGTGGCTAAAACCCCCGGAATGGGTTCAATTGGCCCCATTCCCCCAGTTGACAAAATGTCAACTCCCCCTATATCCCCTCAGAAAAAATGCCCCGAGATAATCCGCGAATTGCTCATTTCCCTTAAACAGGATGAAGCGGGCGAGGATTGGGAGAAAACCCTCGGCCAGCAATTGCGGCGGTTCGGCAAATCGTTCGATTGCCCCATCACCGAGGTCAAAGCCGCGGACATCAACCTTTGGCTCCGCTCGCTCGGCGTGTGCGTCGAGACCCGCAACAATTACCGCGCCGCCATCGTCCGCCTCGTCAACTACTCCAAAGCCTGGGGCTATCTGCCCATGGATTGGCGCGAAATTCTCCAGGTGGAAAAACCCAAGGCCCATCCCAAAGAGCCGCGCATTCTCGCCGTGGATCAATTGCAGAAGCTCCTGGCCGGCACGCTGCCCAACATGCTCGCCTTTACTGTCCTCCAGGCCTTCGCCGGGTTGCGCCACCGCGAAGTGCGCCGCATGAAATGGTCGGACATTGATCTGCCCCGGCGGCAAATCTACGTCCCCAAAGCCGCGGGCAAAGGCGGCCGCGACCGCATCACGCCGATCTCCGATAATTTGTTTGGCTGGTTGTCCCTGATCCTTGACCGGCTCCCGCCCGCGCAACGCCGCGGCCCGGTCATGGTGGAATTAAAAAAAACCTCCGCCGCCCTCGGCCGCGCCAAGCAGAAGGCCGCCATCCCCGCCGGGAAAAACCAGACCCGCAACATCCTGCGAAAATCCTTCATCAGCTACCGCCTGGCGCTGACGAAAAACATCACCCAAACCGCGGATGAATCCGGCAACTCCCCCTGGATAATCAAGACCAATTACCGCCGGCCCGTCCCCGAGGACCTGGCCCGCGAATGGTTCGCCGTCATCCCCGGCGATGAAAAAACCCCGCAACTCGCCTTCGATTTTTGGGCGGAGCGCCGTCCTCCGGCCCGGCCCTCCCCGGCCGCTTCCACGATTGTAATAAAGGTAAAAGTGGCGCAGGATTCAAACCTTCGCCCCTCCCAAAAAACCGCGCAACCGCCTCAAACGAACGGGTTTGAAAGGAATGGGGCGCATGAACGGATAAATTTATGATACGACACCACTATCTCCTCCTCATCGCCAACATTTTCCTGATTTCCGCCCTGCTCGCCCAATTATTTCTTACTACCAAATACCGCCGCATGACCTCGGAACTCATCGCCGTCAACCGGAGCTTTGCGGAAAGCAACACCGCCCTGCTCAACCAAAAGCTCGATTGGGAAAAGAAGGGCATCATGGCCGGCATCACCGGTTTCCAATATGGCGCTTGTGTCACCGATGCCGCCTCCGCCAAAACCATCTTCGAACCTTTTAAAGCCTATCTCGACACCAATTTCCCAGACGTCCATTTTGAAGCCAAAATGTTATTTGAAGATCCCGCTGGTGGACAAAAAAACGGCCGGCCGTCCAATGGCAATAATGGGGCCAATTGGCCCCATTTGCCCCCTCCCGGACCGCGGGTCTATGACCCGCAGCACTCTCCTAATTCGTCAGCTCCAAACTCTGCGTCCGGTAATACAGCGCCCCGTTCGTCGTCTGGTGCCAGAACTCCACCCACGCCCCGTTCGCCGGGAAATTCGTTATCGCCGTCCACGCCTTCAGGTCCGGCGAGCTTTGGAGCTGGTAAAAACAATTTGTGCGCGGCCATTGGTTCGTCGCCACCGCGTTGGTAGGCTCCTGCGCGTAAAACCGGATCACGTCCGTGTTCGTCACCGTCTCACCGCGGCAAGTCGCGCACAGCAGCAAAATCAGCGCGATAAAGACGAAAGCCACCGCCACCAGGAACGCCATGAACTCCCCCACCGTCGTGAATTTAGGCGGCAATTTCACAGGCTGAAATCCGTCCAGATCCAGTCGAGGCGCGGGGTTTTTAAGAAATCGCTCGGCGTCACCAGCCCTTTGGGCCAACTGCGGTTGAACATCGGCAGCCCGCAGTTCTGGTAAAACAGCGCCCCGAACGCGGAACAAAACAATTCATTCGGCGCCTCCCGGTCCTTCCACGCCAGAAAATCCTCGCTCACGCCTTTCAAATCGTATTTCTCGCCGCGCACACTTTCAAACCAGGTGAAACCCATCGTGAGATCGAAGCCGCCCACCGGCCGCAGCACCGCCAGCAGGCCCGCGCTGCGGAAAGGATATTCACTCACCCCCATCCCGTTTCGGCTCGCCACACTCGTGAAACCATTGGCATTCGCGCCCTTCAGGATTTCGATGTGCGCCGCCGGCCCGGTGCGCGTGATGATCAGGTCGATAAAATCTCCCGGCGTATCATAAAGCAGCGCGTCTCCCGGCCGGCCGTTGGTAAGGTCGAAGTCCATCGCCAGCCTACGGAATTTTTCCCGCCGCCTGCGCCGCCAATCCCGCCAGCGCGTCAATCGTCACCGCCGCGTTGCTCGCGATCGCCGCCTGCGCGGTAACCACCACGCCGACCAGCGCCGGATTGTTCGTCGAGGCGTAATTCGTCAGCGAGATCGAAAACGAAGTCGCGGTTTTCAATACCGTCACCCCGCCGATCGTCACATCCTTGGGCGAGACGATATGCAGCGCGTCCGTCTTCGGATTAAACGAGATGGTCGTCGCCGGCACCTTCGGATTTGAAAACAGCGCGCAACCCGACAACATCACGCACGCCACGCCAGCCAGGCAGACCGCGAACCGAATTATTTTTTTGTTTTTCATAAATTCAACTTGGATTTCCACTCCCCGGTTTGTCCTGTTTGGTCTCCAGGCTTTTCACGTTAATGTTTTGCTGCGCCGTGAGCTGGTTGATCACGTCCGTCTGGTCCGCCGCGAACAAATGCGCGAAAAACGTCCCCAGCGCCGTCAACACAAAACCCGCCACCGTCAAACCCGTCAGCAGCTTCGAGGACGTGCCTGAAAGCTGCGGCAGGATCCCACCGCCCATCAGCGCCGTTCCCAGCGCGCTCAGTGATCCGCCCAAAGTCGTTTTCCAGCTCTTCATTGGTTTTGTTGGTTAACCGCGATGCCTCCAATTCCCCCGAGTCAACCCCTCCCGTTTTCCGCCCTGGATGTTGGGCGTTGAATGTTCAATGTTGAATGTTTCCCTCCGCTGCTCCGCCCTCGCCTTATTCCCTCTTCGCGTTCTTCGCGCGACGCCCTTCCTGTTTGGCCCGCATCTTCCTTCGCAAATCAATCCCCACGCTCACCAGCGAGAACACCACCAGCAGGCCGCCCCCGTAAAAACTCACCGCGCGGCAAAGCGGCTCCATCCACCAGAGATGATGCGCCAGGCAGCTCACAAATCCACCCGCCGCCCCCAGCAGCGCGTCGATCGCGATGTGATGTGGGTGCCGGTTCATTCAAGCCCCGCTGATTTTCAGATTGCGGGTGAGGGTCATTGCTAAAACGGACTCCACGTTGCCGTTGGGGTTCCCACAGTATAGGTCTCGGAGAAGGTTTCGCCATTCTGCAAATGAAACGTGCAGTCTCCCGTCACCGCCGTAAAAATTGTTGTTCCATTCTTAGCGATGGCCGAGCCGGTCACTGTGTTATTGTTGATGTAAACCTCTATACAAAATGTATTCGTGTTCGTCCAATTTGCTCCAGTTGCCGGGAACGAGATAGATGTTGGTGCGAGTTTGTTGCTTGATAGCGAGGAAACCCCATTCGTGAACGTGCCGGAAGCGGCGGAGGCGGAGCCGGAGAGGTTTAGATTGCTACTTAAATTTAGAATTCCGCCTGTCGTAAGAAACATTTGCCCAACAAATCCGCCAGACCCGGTTTCCGCTCCAAAACTTAATCCGCCCGCAGAAGAAGTTAGCCATATTTGCGACCTGCCGGTGCCACTGGAATTTAGAAACTCTATCCCCGGTTCCGAAGATGGTGCGGCAATGTTTACGCTTCCCAATTCTCCCGACCCTGAGTTAATAAACCAAGACTCCTCTCCAGTAATATCTACTTCGAACCTCTCTATCCCCGCATTGTAACCGTCCATTATTCTGTTCGTTCCCGTTGAAAGCGATTGACCCCCTGTAGCCAGATGTAATAACACCGGGCCATTAGTATTCGTGACTGTTTCAAATCCTGTAAAAGAATTCGTTCCATTCAAAATCGCATAATTCGTTGCGTTCCCGGCCTGCACCTGCCCCGTCAGATTCGTCGCGTTCACATTCGTCAACCCGCCGCCGTTGCCGGTGAATGAGTTGTTCGTGTTGCTTAGTGTCACCGCTCGCGGCTCGTTGGTGAGGGTGTAAGTGCCGTTCGTCGGGATGCTCGTCATGTTCGCCGCGCTGATGGCTGGGGCATTTGTCGGATAAACCGACCCGCTCCCGTTCTCGGTAAGCACGGATTGATTTGCCGCGCTATAAGGCAGCGTCAATGAATTTGAAAAAGTTCCCGCCCGCCATGCGAGCATATTGGATGATAGATAACCCGGCGAATCACCCGGCCCCGGATTAAGTTCGAGTTGCGTCCACCCCGCTTGCCCTCCGGTTTGCTGTTCAAAGTCCGAGTAGAAACGCAATTGCACCTGACCGTTATTTGTCGGAGCTTCATTCCTAAATCCGGAGCTCCAATAGGTATAGCCGCTTGGTGAATTTGTGCTGGCCGTCACGCTGAAAAGCAATGCCTGTGAATAGCCCCAAAGCCCGCTGTTCGTGTCGAAATTAGTTCCGGTCAGACCTGTGAAGTCGCGACGGAAAAGCATGGGAGTATGAGGGCCAAAACCTATACCAGTATTTGCGATTGAACCAAAACGCTCCATACTGTCATAGAGAAAATCTCCTCCCAAATTATGGTCTTCAGACCCGCTGCTGTTGTAAGCCATCGTGTAATTGAGTCCGCCCGGCCCTCCGCCGCTATGATTGGCAATTCCGAATATTGTTCCATTGCCTCCCGCGTTCGGACTAAAGGTGATTGCTTGGTCATCTCCGACATACAATCCATTACTAAAAAGCGTGGACTGATAAACCGTCTGCGCTGGTGAAACTGCATTTGTGACCAATGCGCCGGAATTGGTCAGTTGCGTTGTCGAGAACTTGCCATAAACATTCGTGGCGTTGTTGTTTGTGTTCGCGGTGTCGAGGAAGGTGCCGGTAAGGTTGCCCCGCCATGACCCGTAGGCATTGCTCGCCACGCTCACCGTCGCCGTCACGCCGGAAACCGTCACCACCATGTTCGTTCCCGCAATTGGAATGATCGCGCTCGGCAGGACATTCGTCGCGACCGTTCCCGTCAGGTTCGTGGCGTTGAGGTTCGTGAGGTTCGCGGCATTGCTCGAGGAGAGCTGTTGAAGGTAGGCGAGTGAGGAGGCCGAGAGCGCGGCCAGGTTCGTCAGGTTCGCGCTGCCCGCCTGATTCGTGCCGCCCGTGTCTTGCAGCGTGCCGTTGAAGATCGCGCCGCTGATGGTGTGGCCCGCCCCGCTCACATTGGAGGTCAGCGGAAAGCCCCCGCCCCCCTGCCCGTTCGTCCCGCCCAGATCATAAAAATACCCCGTGAAACTTCCCCCCTGCGCCACGTAATTCGTCGGCAGCAGATAATTCGTGCTCGTATAAGCGAAGATCTGCATTCCCGGCAGCCACGTCCCCTGGTACGCCGCCGCGTTGATCAATCCCGTCAACCCCGCGGGGATCCCGATGTTCGTCACGAAAGCCGGCGGGAAACTCGGGTCCACCTCCAGCGAGTAAGTGTACGCCGCGAACACATTGCTATAAACGTAATTCCCGTTCGTGTCCGTGTAGCCGTAGATCGGCGTGGGAATCAGGAAGCCGTTCGTCCAGGGCGCCAGCGGCGCCAGCGGCGTCAGCACCACCCGCGAGCCCGCCGCCGGCAACCCCACAAAGTTCGTGCAATAGATCCCCAGGTTCACCGTCGTCTGCGCCGCGACCGGGTAACCGCAAAGAACGCAGAGAGCGCAAAGAACCAAAAAGGATTTCGTCTTAGACATCATCCAAGACGCGGAAGTCAATCCCGGAGCGCGGAGCCTTGCTCTGCCCCTCCCCGGCGCGCGGGTCTATGACCCTCAACACTTAATAAACCATGAACTGGCCGCCCCACGTGGTGGACGAGTCCCCCGCCCCCGAGCTGCTATTGGTCCACGCGAACGTGCCGCCATTGGTCACGAACGCCGGCGAAATCCCGTTCGTCATCGCCCCCGTCAATCCGCCGATCGCCGATAACACGCTCGCGTAATTCGTCACCGACCCCGGCACGCTCAACGCCATTTGGCTGTACCCCACCACTGAGCCCGTCGTCAGGACCACGCTTCCGGAAACCAAAATCGGCCGCCCGGTGGAATTCGTGTAAAGGGCCCCGCTGATCCAGTTCGTATTGACAAAAGTAAATGACGGCGTGTTCGTAGCCGCGCCGATCGTCAATGGCGTCGCCAGAGTCCCCGTGAACGTCCCGCTGAAACTCCCGCTCCCCCCGCTCGAGGGCGCCCCGCTCGCGAACAACAAAACCCAATACGCTTGCGCCGCGTCGTATTTAAAAAGCGCCCATGAGTTGGAAGAGAGCACCACGTCCACCCCCGTCCCCGTGAAAATGCGATTGGCGGCCGTGGATTCAAACCCGCTCAAATTATTGATCGTCCATTGGAACGCCGTTGAATTCTGGACAAAATTAAACTGATCATCCGTCGGCGCGGCGAATCCGGCCGTCGTGAATGCCGCCGTCGGCCCGCTCAATTTCGTGTCGCAATTCGTCCCCAACTGCACGTCCTGGTTCGCCCCGTTCGCCAGCCCGGTGTTATTGAACCGCCGCAAAATCATTTCCGCGGCCACCGTGAACGTCCCCGCCTCCGTCTCGTTCGTCGTGTTCCCGCTCATCGCCACGTTGCCCGGAAATTGCACAAACTCCGCGCTCGTCCCCAAAACAATTTGGTGCGCCACCGATGCCGCCGCCCCATTGCCAATGGCCACCGAACTTGCTCCCGTCGCATTCGCCGTCACCCCGATGGCGATGGAATTTCCTCCGGACACCACCGCGAGCGCCCCGATGGCGATGTCATCCAGCAGTAGCGCATTCGCGGTGTTGCCGATGGCAATCGAACCCGCTCCGCCGGCCAAAGCCCCTACCCCAAAAGCCGACGCACTATTGCTCACCGCCGCCGCCAGCCGTCCAAACGCGGACGTGCTCGAACCCACCGCCTGCGCCCCGCTGCCCACCGCCGTCGCCTGGTTCGTTGATGCCGCCGCCCCCGATCCAAATTGCTCGCTCCCCGTCCCGCCGCCCGGACTGCGAAACGGCAGCCCCAAATTCGTCCCGTTATAAATCCCCGTGTTCGTCAGGAACCCATTCGTCAACGCCACCAGCACCCCGCTGATGGCCGGCGAAGCGGAAATCACCACCCCGCTGTTCGTCCCGCCGCTGATTAGAGAATTCGTAATCGTCTTGTTCCCGAGCGTCTGCGCGTTCGTCAACCCCGCGAGCTGCGCCGCAATCAAACTCGTCTGGTTGATCGGCGTCTGCGAATAAGTGTTCAAGTCCGCCACCAGTTGCGTCGCCATGTTTGTGCGCGCCGTCGCCGCCACCGTGCTCATCGGCACCGTCACATTCGTCCCCGGCGAGTTCCCATTGGTCGTCAGCACCAGGCTCGCCCAGTTCGTCGTCACGCTCATCGCCATTCCCAGCCCCAGGAACGTCAGGTTCGTTCCGTTAGTCTGCGTGATGCTGATGCTCGCCGCGCTCGGCAGCAAAAGCCCCGTCACCTGGAGCAAATTCGTCCCGTCCCCCGCCAGCGTATTGGTGATCAGCACCGCCTGGTTCCCCACCGGCCCGCCGTTCGTCCATGTGAACACATACCCGTTCACCGTCAGCGTGCTGGTATTCACCGGCGCGTTCGTGATCAGCAAATTCCCCGTCACCAGTTGCGCCGTAGCCGCCGGCGTCAGGAGGCGGATTAGCAATACGCAATACGCAATACGCAATATTTTAAAACCCCGGGCGTTCAATGTTGAATGTTGATTGTTCAATGTTTCCCCTTTCCTTTAAGTCCAGCTCTGCGTCCCATCCGCGTTGCACGAAAAAACCTTCACCCCGCCCGCGTACGCAAACTCGATGAACTTGTTCGGGTTCGGCCCTATCTGCACAAAAATCCCCAGCGCCTGCGCCAGCGTCACATACTGCACCGCCGGCCCGGCCGGCCCCGTCGCTGGCGCGTCAATGCTCGCCCATACCACCACGCTCGCGGAAGTCGTCTGGTAAATCGTCGTCCGGTTCAGCGTCGCGTCGAACACATCCAGGTTGAACCACGCCGCCCCGCTCGAGGCCATGCCGATAAAATCCTCCACCCCGCTCTGCGTCAGGTCCATCGTCCCGATGAAACTGCTCGTCGTCGCGTCCCACGCGATCGAGTCCAGGCTCGCGTAACTCGCGTTTGGCACCTCCGCGTTCGGCGCCGGGCCCAGCGTGATGTTCATCGTGTAACCCGCCAAACTCGCCGGGACATATTGGCCGCCCGAGAACGGCCCCGCCGCCACTCCCGTTATGCCCGGCGTCACTGGAAAAATTTGAAACGTCGGCTTGTCCCCGTAATACAATGCCGGCACCGCCGTGGGACTTCCCTGCACCGAGACAATCACCTTGTTGATGACATCGACGTAGAGTTGGATCAGACGAATATTGACGGCCATTCGTTAACCCCCCCAAGTCAATCCTCCCCGTAGAGACGTGCCGCTGGCACGTCTCCCCCCTTTTCAAATTCCCAATTCCCCTTGGACGTCCACCCGCTCGTAGCCGCCGACGTAAGGAGGCGGATTGCGCGTTCGATGTTGAATGTTCAATATTTCCCCTCCCTCATTCCGCACTCCCCACTCCCCATTCCCTATGGCCCCGTCCTCCCCCCATTCACAAACCCATCAAACCCCGGCAGCGGCGTGGTCGGGAAACCGGACGGCGGCTGCTTGGAACTTCCCCGCGGCGCTCCGCCCGCGCCAAATGGCGGATTGCTGACGGTGATCCCCGTACGGAAGGCGATTCCCGATGTATAAATCGGATTCCGATCATCGTCGGGCCCCACCGTCTGCCAGGCGTTCCAATCCGCCGGCCCCAGCGGCCCGGAATTATAAACCACCGGAATATTGTTCGGGTCCCAAAAATTCGCATACGTTTGCGTGCAATAAAGCAATTTGCTCAGGTCCCCGCCCAGGTTCGTCCCCACCACCAGGATGTACCAGAAGTTTTGCCCGAAATATTGCGTGGAACTGAAAGCGAAGTTGTTTGCGCTCCAGACTCCCTGCGGCCCGGTGATGCTCCCGAGCAAAATCTTCGCCTGTCCTCCTGCCGGCGATGGCCCCACCGCATAGACCGACATCGTTCCCTGGCTCGAATAAACCCCCGCCAGATAAGCATACGCCCCGCTGAAAGTAATTTGGTAGGTGCCCGGGATGATCGGGTCCAGCCACTGCGTCTGGCCGCCGCCGCCAGTATTGAAATAAAAGTTCGGCGCGGTGATGATTTGGTTGCCTAGAAAGTTTTCCTCCACCGGATCCACGATCGCCAGCCCGGTCGTCTGGCCGAAAGGGTTGCCGTAAGTCGGAAACCCCGCGCTCTCCCCGTTCAAATAATTTACGCTTTTTAAATTCGTCACCGCCCCGGCGCTGATGAGACAGTTCGGCCCCAGGTATCCTGAGTTTAGCACCGACGAATTCTTTTTCACGAACGCATTCCACTGCGGCCAGTTCGCCGGCGCGTTCGGCCAGGTCAACAATCCGCCCGGCGTTTCAATCGGGCCGCCCGGATTCGCCGCGTTCCACGCGGTGATAAAAGCCGGATTATAAAAGCCCAGGAAAGTGTACGGGATCCACCGGAACATGAATCCTGCCACCACGAAATTTGCCGCCACCACATCCAGGTAACTCGGCTGAAACCCCATCTCATAGCTGAATTGCGAGACCGGCAGCGACGCCACGCCCGGATTCCGCACATTGTGCGGCGACTGGCAAAAACTCGTCCGCTTCCCCGAGGGGTTCGGTATGAACGCGCTCGGGTTCATCAAATCGCCTGCTCTTGCGCGAAGATCCACGCCCGCGGCCCCACCTCCACCATCGTCAGCGGCGCCTGATACGGGTCCAGCGGGTCCAGTGTAAAACCAAATCCCGAACAACCCGCCGCGAGGATCACGCAAGCCGTGCTGCCGCGATAGGCCGGCGCCACGTTTCCCGCCAGCAAATAAGGCGGATCAATCAATTCCTTTTCAATCGTCCCATCCGTCGCGCTCGTGGAAACCCGCATCTGATACGAGAACGGGTCCGTGCCCGGCCCGCCCGCGACCGGGTTGTGCGGGTAAGTGTAATTGTAAGTCACCGCCGTCTGCGCCGCGTTGGCGATGATTGTTTCCGACGTGATGTAATTCCGCAGCGCCGCCGGCTTCGCCACCGCGAACATCCCGCCCTGCGCGTTTTTGCAAACCGTATAATTCCCAAACACCGCCACCAGAAAAAGCTCCTGCACCCCGCTTGCCGCCTGCCCCGGCGGACTCGGCCGCATCTTGCTCCGGATAAAAATCCCCTCGTGCGTCTGGTTGATCCGGAAATCCTTCGTCCGCCGGACCCGCCCGCTCGGCCCAAACACCCGCCCATGCGTCTTCTCATGGTACACCCCTTCATTCCCCGCCCCCACCGGCTTCAATGGATCGCTTCCTTCAGGCATGATTATTCGGGGGGTGAGGTGTCGCTCCCTTTAGGCGAAAGTGTTGTAATCATCCGTGTTCCAAAGCTCCAGTGTGTAATGCTGCGTAATGTTCACCCGGTTGTTCGCCGCCGTGTCCTCCGTCGAACGCCCCTTTTTCCAGCCCCAAAAATATCCCGTCGCGCTCGGCGGATCCTCGCTCCCCAGCAAATTGATTTTATAATAAAGCCGCGGCGGCGCCGGAAACGCCCACAAGTTCGTGTTGCTCACTTCGCTCAGCAATGCCGCCGTCGAATAAATGCTGCCCACATTGAAATCCGCGATGTTCACCGTGTAACGGCCCGGCACATTCGTCGTGTGTTTCAAAACATATCCGCCCCCGTAAGCGTCATTCTCAAACTCATCGTTCCCCGCCTGGTAACGGGAATAAGCGCGCTCCAATAAAGTCCCTGATTGCGGCGAAAGCCCCTGGTACAAAGCGCCGTCCTCGCCCATTATCGGGTCAAACGCCCCTCCAACATTATTCACCCCGTGCGGCGGCAGTTCATTTTGCAAGCTCGTTCGGATCCACGCCATTGCGTTCGTCGTCAGGATCGCGCCGCCAAAGGTAAACGTTCCCCAATTCGGGTTTTGAAACAGGTCCTTCCGTTCCGTGTCCCCGATCAATTCCCAATTATCCAGCGAGTTGTACTGCGTCGCGTCCCGCGTCAGCAGCTTTAGCATTCCGCCCTTCGTGATCAGCCGCGAATCCACCCCGTCAAAATAATATTGGTTGCGCAGGTTGATCATCGCCTGCGCGCTGATCCCCGAAGTCACCGTATTGATGATCGTCCCGCGCGTGACATCCGTCTGGATCTCCTGCTCCTCGATCACCGGCGCCGACGTCCCGCGATATTTAGGCACCGTGGACATCAGTTCCGGCCCCCCGTTCTGGTCAGGGGAGCGCGACCGTCCCGGTCGCAGTTTCCGGCGTCTCGCCGGAAACCTTCCCCGCGGCGCCTGGTCATTGGACATTGGTCATTGGTCATTAGAACACCGTCCTCCCCTCATGCTCCACATGTCCTCCCCCATTCCCCAAATGCCCCGTGTTCGCCTCGATCTTTTCCAGCACCCGCAACTGGCGATGCGCGATGTCCACCGCCCCCGTCGTGTACGCCCCCACCTTCTGCAAATCGCTTACGTGCCCATGCACCTGCCGGTGCGGCGCATTAGCCAATTCCGCCGCCAGCTCCTCCCGCTTGTCCTTCAGCGCCTGCGCGTTTTGTTTTTGCAGGTCCGGTATTTCCTGCCCGATCTCCGCCGCCCGCGCACCCGACCGCTTCCCTTCCGCCGCCAATCGCGCCGCCTCCTCGCGTTTCTGTTTGCGCTCCTGCTCCTTGTCCTGGAAATCCTTTTCATTCTGGATCGCCCGCTCCGCCTCCGTCTGCCCCTGCGCAATCGAGGCGTTCACCTTCGGCAACTCCGTCCGCCAGCCGCCCAGCATCACCGCCAGCGCCTTGCCCGCGTGCCCCTTCCCTTCCTCCTCATCTTTTAAAAATTTCCGGCCCGCCTCCGCCTTCTCCCGCAAAACTTTCGCGTGCTCCTTTTCCTCCGCTTCGCTCATCACCGTTTGCGAAAGCTTCCCGGCCGCCGCCAGCTTGTTGCGCGATTCGATTTCCAGATTCAGCTTCTCCTGGTATTTGTTCCCCAGCTCCACGTTCTTCTCCTGGCGGTCAATCGCCAGCTCGCCGGCCGCGCGCTTCGCCGGGTCTTTCTCCAGCGAATTCATTTTCCGCAAATGCTCGTAATGCTCCTTCGTCGCCTCGCCCACCCTCTTGGCCGCCGCTTCCGCGCTGTGGTACGCCTCCACCGTGTTCCGGATCTCGTCCGTCACCTTCCGTTGCGCATTGGCAATTTCATCCGTGGCCCGCGCCCCTTTGGCGACATATGGCATTTCAATCGCCGGCATCTTGAATCCCTCCAGCGCCTTCCGCATCCCCCAAAATTTTTCATAGACCACCGCCCCCAAAAGCACCAGCGCCGCCAGCCCGATCGCAATCGGCCCCAGCGCCGATGCCGCCCCCGCCGCTTCCGCCTCGGCCGCCTCCGCGCTCGCCAGCGCCTTCTGCCGGATTTCCGTCGCCGCCTTGCGCGCCGCCAGCGCCTCCGCCGCGCACGCCTCCGCGTTTTCGTTCGCCGCGATCGCCGCCAACTGGTCCTTTTCAAACACCTCCTGCAAGGCCACCGTTTTTTCCCGCGTCTTCTGCGTCACCTCCGTCAAGGCTTTCCCTTCCAGCCCGCTCGCCGCCGCCTTGAACACCGCCTGGTAATTTTCCTTCCCCGCCGCCAAAGCCGCCGCGTCGGATGCCATCGCCTTCGCCTTCAGCGCGTCCGCCTCGATGAATGCCACCTGTGCCAGCTTCTCCGCCTTCACCGCCGCCACTCCCGCCGCCGCCGCCTGGCTCGACAACGCCTGGCTGACCACATTCGAGGCCGCCGCCGCGCTGCCAAATAATTTATTGAGCAGGCCCAGCCGGTCCAATAACAGTGTGAAACTTCCCGGCACCCGCGTCCAATTCCCCCGCGAAATCTCCCGCATCAAAACCAAAGTCTCGCGGATCGCTCCCGCCCGCACCCCGCCCTCGCCGCCGGCATTAAGTCCCGCCGATATCGCCGGCCCCGTCCGCGCCGCCTCCCGTTGCAACAACTGCAACTCACCCCGCAGCGGCGCCGACGTCCCCCCGATAATCGCCTGCAACGCTACGTTCGGCATATGCCCTCCTTGCCTTTGATGGACGTCGTCGCCCCCTCTCCTGGGGGAGAGGGCCGGGGTGAGGGCGGATGTTTCAAAGCGGCTTCTGCTTGCTCCCTCCTAATATCCGCAATATGCGCATACCGCTCCTCCTTGTGCGCTCGCTCCTCCTCATTCTCGATATGCCGCCTGCCCTCCACCTCGAGCTGCGTAAAATAAAGCTGCAACCCCAATCCAAACGGAAAATCAAAAACACTCCCCCGGTCGGAGCGCGGGCCTGTGACCCGCGGCAGCAGCGGTTTGCCCAACAGGAAATTAATCAATCCGGGCAAAAGCTCCCCGCCCAGCATCCTCCCGCCCACATTATTATAAATCTCATCAATCCGCTTGTCCGGCGCCGGCGGAAACGTGCTCCCCTGGTGTCGGTACTCGTAAAAATATTTAGCCTGCTTCGTCCAATTGGAATTCCGCACCAGCCAGCCCCAAAGTTTCACCCCGCGAGATCCCCTCTGGTTCTCTGCCCACGTCCTCGAACAAATCAGCGCCGCCTGCTTGATCGCGACTTCGCGGTCCGCAAAACTTAATTGGTCAAACTCCGCTTCAGTCAGCAGCAAAGCATTGCGCTCGTGCTGCAATAAAATCTCATGCCCGACCGAATACGGCCGCAGCGGCAACCTCAGCACCACCGCCCGCGCCGGCAAAACCGCGTCCGCAAAAGAAAACTCGCTCATTCATTCTGAAATATTTTTCGGAGCGCGGGTCTATGACCCGCGGCACGTTCGCTGACCCGGCGCCGGTTAAGTCGGTATCGTATTGGCGAGCGTGTTCTGCGTCGGGTCCGCATACCGCCGCAGTTTGTAAGTCGCCTCGGCGACCCCCACATTCTTGATGTCGAACTTCGTCCCCGTCATCATCTGGTAAACGCCGTTCAGCGATGCCAGCAAAAACCCGCTCAAAGTCACCGCCTGGAGCGGCCCCGTCAGCGGCTGGCCCAATGCGCTCAAAACCGATCCCGTCGTCACCGGCGTTGCCGCCAGCTCATTCGTCGTCGCCACGAACTCCACCTTCACGTCCGTCTCCATGTGTTCGTTGCGCGCCAGCCACCATTGGTCCGCGCCGTTGACATCTTTGCCAACTTGCTCGTCCCAATGCTGCATGCCGTCCAGCGTCTGCTGCGTCACATAAACCAAAACATCGAAAGCGCCCGCGACACCCGCCACCACGCCCTTCCCTCGTTGAACTGGAGCCGACATAAATTATTTCCCCTCCTCTGTGGTAGAGACGGGCCGCTGGGCCGTCTCCGCATTGGTGCTTGGCGCTTGAAGCTTCTCTGGAGCTTGGAGCTTGGAGCTTGGAGCTTCCTCCTGCAGGAGGTCCGGCGCATACTTCCGCCAGCTCGTCCCCGCCAAAAACGGAAACGCCTTCAACACCTCGTTCTGCTTCACCAGGTCCGCCCCCGCCTCGATGAAAGCCGTGTGCGCCAAAGCCTGTTCGGTCGCGTCATCCGCCTGCGGACAACCCCCGTGCCCAAATTTTCTCGTTGTCCGCGCCGCTTTCAAATCTGTGTCCATCTGTGTTTGTCCGTGGTTAAAATTCCTCGTCACTTCGTCCGGTTGATCGTCACCTGGTCGTTCGTGGAACTCAGGTTCGTCACCGCCATCCCGTAGGTGATCCCGAAAGTCAGGTTCGTCGGCAGCGTGTAAACGATGTCCGGCGAGCCCGCGTTATTCGTCGCCGCCGGGTTGTAGGTAAGATTCGTGTTGACGGAAAAGGCGCTCCCGTTCGAGCCCCACGCCTGGATCAACTGGCAGATGAAAATTCCGTTGTAACTGAGATATGCCGTCCCGTTGAGCTGGTTCGTCGTCCCGAAATTCTGGTTCCCGATCGTTGAAATCGTCTGCGGCACGGATACCGTCACCAGTGTCGAGGGCGCCCCGTTTGTCGGCGGGATGTAAGTAATCGTGTTCGTCGGTAAAATCTGTCCCCCCGTCAAAACCTGCCCCGCCGCCGCCAGCGGCAGAAATGCCACTCCCAGCAACATCGAACAGGCAACCCGAAACACGTTTCTCATCAGCGAACCGCCCTGAGTCAACGCATAGCCTGGTGCATTGACGCCTCGCCGGCGTTGATGAACATTGAAGCCTGGTGCGTGCTTTGCCTCCGCAGGCCTGACCGCGCAGGTTTCTGAGTTCTGAAGGTGAATTCAGGTGTTGCCGTTAAACTCGGCGTGGAGGTTCTGCCACCAGGCTCCGTTTCAATCGCCCACTTCGCATTTAAAAAATCTTTTTAACGTGCCAGCTCCCCACACAGTGGTCCTTCATCGCGATCGGATGAAAACTCACCTGCACCGCCTTCCCCTCGATCGCGGCAATCTCCCCCAAAATAAACACCCGATGATGCTCCGCCAGACCTCTATCCATTTGGATGGCCTTCACCACGTCCTCCCGGCTTCCCTTATGCCCCGGATGCAACGCCCCGATTCTCCCGTGGAGCGCGGCCGTCCCGGCCGCCGCGCTGGGCGTCCCGCCCGGTGCTTCCCTCCGCGGCGCCATCGTCACCCCCGGATAAAACTTCACCCCTTCCGGCAACGCCGCTCCCTTGGGAGTTTGGTCATTGGTCACTGGTCCTTCGCTCATAAAATCGTTCTAAGAAACATTTGATGGACAGGCGAGGGCCTTGAACATAATCACTTCCTTCCAAGCGCAATTCTCCTCGTCCGCTGTTATCTCCCCCGGCCCGTCCCCATCGTCCAGCCACATGATGCAAGTGAAGTCCGGCATGTCCGCGTTCGCTGCCGCCCACGCCGCCGCCTGCGCATTCGCCCCGTTCGTCGGGTCCACCGCCAGCGCCCGGCCCGCGTTCGTTATCTCGATGGCCGTCGCCGCCAGATCCACCCCGTTTGTGTCCGACTGCATCAACGCATCAATCGTCGAGCCCACCCGCGCGTCAAAAAGTTCCCTGGGCGCCTGCGATGGGGCCAATTGGCCCGGTTGCGGCACCTGCTTCACCGCCGAGCCCGCGATTCGAACATGCACATCGCACCAGCGGTTCCCGCTAAACCGCGATTGCGGCTTGCTCAAAACCGTCTCCACCGTCGTGTTAGGGTAAGATTTGAGGAAAACCGATACCGAAGGCAAAATGTCGTTGACGCTCCCGCACCCCGGCTGCGTCACCAGCCACGCGCAGATGGCTCTATCCAGCTTGCTTCGGGTATTATTGTAAGGCGCGCCCATCGCCTAAAAGTATCCAGTCAAACCCTTTGCCACAGATGCCACAGATTTCACCGATAACCCCCCTTCACGTCAGTGGAATCCGTGCCATCTGTGGCAAAAAATCCCTTTCCCCACGTTCCACAAGGAACAAAATGAGTCCAATTGGCCCCATTTGAAACCCTCCATCCCGCATAGACAAACCCTCCTTTTCGCATGGCAATCCCCTAAAAATCAGCCGGTTATACTTAATGGCAGTTTTGAAATTGCAATTCCGCCATTGGGTGTTCGGCGTTGAATGTTGAATGTTCAATGTTTCCCCCGTTCGTAAAAAAGTGTATCCTACCCCCATGCGCCGCCGTGGTTTCCTGCAATCCCTCCTCGCGCTCCCCATCCTCGCCAAAATTGGCCTGCCCAGCTCCACAGCGGCCCCAGCAGCGGCCCTTTCCCAGGCAATCGACCTCGAGGCCGCCCAACAAAAGGAATACATCCAGGGCCATTGGGAGGATGAAGTTATCAAGGACCATAACGGCTTCGATGTCCTTTGGCTCCGCCGCAACGTCTCCCCGACCTGCGATATAAACGGTCCTCCAATTCTCTGTGGCCAGATCCAGCCCTTGGAAGGCGATTACGAAGAAAATTGGGATTAGCTTTTCCCGTCCCCAATACGCACCACGCAACCCGCAACACCTCACCCTCCCCACGCCGCCTGCACCGGCCGCCGCAAATCCTCTTCCCCCGCCTTCCTCAGCGCATACTCCATCTGCTTCCGCCCTTCCTCATCCATCGCCGCCTGCAACGCCGGCGCGCCCACCCGCAGCATCGCCGCGTTATGGCTCGCGTTCCGGTTGTCCACCCCCGCATCGTTCTCGATGATCGCAAACACGTCCGTTTGCCCCGCCAGCGCCGGCACGGCCCGGCCCAGCAACGTGTTCTGTCCCGGCGGTATGTTCCCGCCGCCCCCGCCGTACTTCACCGGCGATAGCGCCTTGAACAAAGTCATTGCCGGGATAAACCCCGCCCGGATAAACCCGTTCGCCGAGCGATGCCGCGCCTTGATCATCAAATCCACATACATCGCCATCAGCATCTGCCCCTGCTTCGCCGTCAGCCCCTTATAAATGCCCGGTGGCAATTGATACCGCCCGCCCGTCAAAACATTGTAATTGCTCCCCGGCCGCGTCCGCGCCTGGACAATCAGCACCGCGAACGGCACCTCAACCACCCGCCCGTTCCTCACCACCCGTTTCTTCGCCGTCCCCTTGTAATTGAACTTTCCCTTCAGCGTCTTCCCGCTCACCCCGATCACCGGCCGTCCAATCACCCCCAGCTCCGCGTCCACCCGCGATGCTCCCGTCACCGGCGTCCGCGCGTAAGCTCCAAACGCCACTTCCTTCGCCGCGAAATTCACCGTATCCGCCGGCGCCCGCGTCGTGAACTCCATTGCCAGTTCAATCCCGCGGTTCAGCCTCGTCCCATCCACCCGCACCGTCGTCTTAATAAATTCCGGCATCAACAATTCCCGCCCGTCAACGTCCCCGGGAGCGCGACCGTCCCGGTCGCCGTTGCCGGCGTCCCGCCGGCAATTTCCCCTTTCCTTGGGCGTTGAATGTTCCATGTTGAATATTTCCCAATTTAGGTGTTGACACTCCCCTCCCGTTATCATAATTTTCCCCCATGCTAATTGAACGTCCTCCCTTCTACTCCGTCACCCTCGACCAGGGAATGCTCTGGCAGCCCTCCGCCAACTGGCTCTACGAGGAAAAACTCGACGGCCGCTGGTCCACCCGGGAAATCGAAGGCTCCATCATCGTCGGCGAGCAAATGCCCGACGGCCGGTTCATCGCCTTCGATATTGCCAGCCTTAAAGGCGTCGATCTCCGCCCTGTCCCGCTGCTTGAACGTCTCGCCTTGCTTGACATCTTTCCCTTGCCCCGCCCCCGCCGCGGCCCCGGCGCCGAGTTCCTCGAGGCCATCCTGGCCGAGGGCGGCGAAGGCGTCGTCGCCAAGAAATTGGATCTCCCCTGGGGCCACGCCTGGCACCGCTGCAAGCGCGTCGAGACCTTTGACCTCCGCGTCACTGAAAAACCTTTGGGCTTGATGGCCCTTCGCCTGGCCGATCCCCTCACCGGCGAGGACCGCGGCAAATGCCCCTGCTTCGCCGGCCTCGAAAACATCGCCGTCGGTTCCATCGTGGAAGTCGCCGCCTACGCCCTCACCAAATCCGGCAAACTCCGCGAGCCTCGTTTCCTCCGCTGCCGTCCGGACAAATCGTGACCACCCGCCAGGCTAAATCCATAAAGAGAATCCGCGCCCGCCGCCGCCGCGCCGGCCAATGCTTCGATTGCGGCCGTCCCTCCAAAACTTTTCGCTGCACAACCTGCAACCAAAAACGCCGCGATTACATGAAACTGCTCATGCGCCAGCGCGCTGTTTGAAGCTTGGATCTTCTCCGGAGCTTGATGCAGATATGCATTTTTAAAATGCATAATGCATAATCACGCTCCCTGCGCCGCCGCATTTCCCACCACCCCAATCACCGTCCCCCCGCTGAGGATCTTCACCTCCGTCACCTTGTACTGTCCGCCCAAATATCCGAAATACGTGTTCACCATCGCCGCCGCCAGGCTCGTCACGTCCGGGAATGCCGCCGTGAAAAACTGCACCGCCACCGCCGTAAAATTAAAAACAAACGCGTTGCTGAAACCCCCGCTCCCCAAAACCTGCTGGTTCTCCGCCAGATTCGGAAATATGGAAAACGTCTTCCCGTTCCAGACAATCACCGGCTGCGCCGCCCCGCTCTCCGCCGCCAGCGCCGTCAAATCCCCCGCCATAACTTCATACGGATTCATAAATTGTCTTGTAGAGACGGGCCGCTGGCCCGTCTTTCCCGATCACCGCCTCCCTTTCCGGAAAGTCCACGCCCTTGCCGCGACAATAAAAACCATCAGCCACCAGCACGCCCAAAAATGCTCCTGCAACATCGCCGCCGCTAACATGTTCCCTCCCCGGTTGCCTCTGTTAGCTCCTGCAAAAATTCTTTGGTCTTATCCGTGTTCATCCGTGCTCATCCGTGGTTAAAAATCATAAAGGCGCATTCCTTTCGGAACGCGCCTTCTGGTCTCCACCGGCGACGAAAATCTCTAAACTCCGCCGGCGAAATTATTTATTTCGCGCCCTTGGCGCTCGCTTCCGGTGCCGCCAGCTTGCCCAGCAGTTTCTCCACCAGCAAAACCAGCTTGTCCGTCGCGTCATTGATCGCCACCCGGCTGTTGCGCTTCTCCGCTTCCTGCTCGCGCTTGTTGTCCGTCGCAATCACTTCCTCGATATGCGCCACTTCCTCCGGGTCGCCGGCATTGGAAATCGCCTGCGCCACCCGCAGCTTCGCGATCAATTGCCGCGCCGGGTCCTTCCCCTGGCGCAACTCCGCCTCCGTCTTGCTCGTGCCCAGCTCGAAAATCGCGCCGATATGGATATGGTTCTTGTGCCGCAACGGAACGTAAGTCCCCTTGCTCGCGTCCTTCTCGTCCACGGCCACGGGCTGCGTCGCCCCCTTGCACCCGCCAATGATTTCAACCTCCGCCAATTCCGGCGTGCGTAAAAAGCACCTTCTTGCGATAAATTTCATATTTCTGTTTTTCCTTCGATGTTCGGCGTTCGCTGTTGGATGTTCGATGTTTCCCCGGTCACTGGTTCTGCTTCCGCCCCTTGAACACCGCGCTCACGCTGTTCGTCTGCCCGCCAATGATCCAATCCACCTGCAAATAACGCATCTGGTCCGGAATCACGAAACCGATCTCCTCGTAATTTGTCATCACAAACGTCCCGCTGTTCGTGAACGGCGCCGGGTTCAGCCAGGTCGTCACAAAACCCGCGCTCGAGGCGTTCGGAATCGTCCGCGTGCCCGGCAGCAAAATCAGGTTCGTCGCCAGGTTCGTGCTTCCCGCGTAATAAAAATTGGAAACGATTTCATTGTACGGCACTGAGATCGCGAAATTCGACATCGCATACCAGTTCGTCAGGTCCGGGCTCACCCACACCTCGTTCGTGTTCGGCTTGGATTGCGAGTTCGTGCTTTCGAGGAAATCAATCGTCCCCACGCCCTCGAACCCGTGAATGTCGATGATGTCATTCGAGCGCGTCGCGCTGATCACCTGCGGTTGCGTGATGATGATCGTTCGCGGCTCCGCGAAATAATTAAACTGCGCCCGCGCCGGCAATGCCGGCATCAACGCCGCGCACGCCAAAATCAAAACGCTGGCGTACTTTCCCCCTCTCCCGGGGGAGAGGGCCGGGGTGAGGGCGGACTCATTCTCCAGCCCGAAAATATTCTTCAAAAATTTCATAATCAGATTCGTGTCAATTCGTGTTTATTCGTGGTTGAAATTATTGGTTGCCCGCGTCCGTCGAGGCCTCAAACGCCTGCGGATGCCGGCACAGGAAGTCCAACCACAGATTCATGATCACCCGCACCTCCGCGTTGCTCGCCTTCGTGAAATAATCCACGACAATATCCAGGCCCGACCACATGCACTCGACAAAATGGTTGAACACTCCCGCGAGTACTTGATTGTTGGGGATCTGTTGCGAATCAATCGCCTGGCAGCCGTTCACCACGCCATCATCCTCGCCGTCCCCGCCGATGCTCTTCCAGATCGCGTTCTGCGCCCCGCCGATCGTCGTCGCCCCGGTCAACGCTTCCGCCACCGTCTTCAGCGAACCCTTCGTTGCCGAAGTGCTCACATAGCTCAGCTTGCCCGTCACGTTCAGCGAGCGGATCGTCGTTTCGAACCCAACCATCTGCTTGTAGGTGGGCGTCGCGCCAAAAGTCGTCGTGCCGATTCCCGGCGTGTTCAAAATTCCCAAAGGCTCGCTGTTCGCGCCCTGGCCGTTCAGGCCCAAAATGTCCCGCTTCAGACCCAGCACCTGGAACATGTCGTCCCGGATCAAAGCCTCGATGTCCGGGCTCGATTGGAAAACCAATTGCTTGGAATAATCCACCTCGTTAAACACCCGGTGCGGCATCGCCGTCAGTTGGCCCAGCGTCTGCTGGCTCGCCTGCCCCGCGGCAATTTCCGCCAGGCTGTAAGCCGTTGAAGGCGCTTCCAACCGCGGCAAAATCACATTCCCCGTCAGCCCCGCCAGAGTCCGCATGCCCACCCGGTTCAAAACCGTTTTATTGCGCAGCAATTCAATCACCGGCAATAGCCAGAACGTCGGCACCACCGCGCCGCCCGCCCCGAAATTCGTCGCCTGCATGTCCCGGCCGTAACGGTTCACCAGCTTGCGGAACTGGCTCTTCGCCTCCGCCCGCGTCATGCTTGCGCAGCCAAACTGGCAATCCGGCGGCACAATGAAACCCTGCGGCTCCGCTCCGTAACCGCCCTCGGATTCCCGGCAGCGCTTCATGTATTCCTTGGAAATATCGCCCTCGAGTTCCTGGGGAAAACCTTCCTTGCCCTCTCTCCGCTGCTTCGCCGCGCTCTGGATCGAGCGGATCAATGAAAACTGGCTCATCTCTTCGCGGGTGGCAAAATCACTGGCCATCACCGGCACCGGCTCCTTGCTCGCGGTAATTTCCTCGAGGCAACGGGTCTTGAATTCCGCAATCGCCTCGTCACTCTCCAAAGCTTCCGCGGCGATCACGCCCAAACGGTCCCGCAACTTCACTTCCTTGTCGCCCACCTTCGTCATGCGCTCGCCGTGCTTTTCGAGGTGCTTGTTCACCACCGCGTTAATCTCTTTGGCGCGCGCTTTGTACGACGTGGCGGTCGCTTCCCGCGTTTCTTTGGAAACCTTTTCCGTCGTCGTCCTCACCGCGGCGTCCAACACCGCTTTGTTGTCCCCGCCGTCATCCGCATCACCCTTCAATAAAATTCTCATAGCTTCGCGCTGTTTCTTCGTCAGTTGTTTGTTGATTCCCGCTGCATCTAAATCTGTGATTGAGTCAACCCCGTCTTGTAGAGACGCCCCGCTGGGGCGTCTCTCGCTCGCCCGTGCAGATACGAACTGCCCGTCCCCTTCGCACTCGTGGCAATCCCCGTCCCCCTCGCACAATTCGCAATCCTTGTCCGCCCGCGCGTCATCGTCCTCGCGGCACGCGCATCGCCCCGTCCCCTCGCACCGCCCGCACCGATGCGTCACCGCGCGTTTGTAGAGACGGGCCGCTGGCCCGTCTTTCCCTTCCACCGTCGGCGGCGTCTCCCGGCAAAACGCCTCGTCATCCTGTGCCGCCGCGCGATTCAGCCCCACCGTCGGGTCCGCCGGCGCTCCCGTGAGCAAACTCACTTCATACGGCTCCCAGGAATACCAGCGCTCCGGGATCCCGTCCGCCCCCGGCACCACGCGGATCAAAGCCATCCGGTTGTAACCAACGCTGATCGGTATTTCCTCCGGGTCCGCTTTCGCCCTTGTCCGCCAGCCCGCCTCCGCCAGTTCAATTTCCGCCCGCGTCTTATGGTCCGTATCCACTCGGGCCGATTTCTTCGTCACCACGCCAATCTCCTGCGTGTCATCGTGATCCTGGAAAACCACCCCTTCGCGATTCAGCAAACCCAATTTCGCGTCCCCCGGCCCGTGTGATAAAATCTCCCAATAAACCCCGCGCTTGTCCTTGCGCAGCACCGGATACTCGCTCGCGAACGACAGCGCGAACCCGCGCTTCGCGCCCTTCCCGGTGATCGCTTCCAACACTCCCGCTCGAAAATAACTCTTCGCCATGCGCAAAATCCCCTTGAGTCAACGGAGCGCGGGTCTATGACCCGCAGCAACTGCCGCCGTCAAATGCGCATCGCTTGCAACCGCGGCTGCCGTCCTTTCCCCCTCTCCTGGGGGAGAGGGCCGGGGTGAGGGCGGGCGTTAAACTGAAACGCGGACACCCTTCCAAAACCTTGTCCGAATTAAATCCCTCGTGTTATAATTCAGCATATGGAACGACCCGCCTCCGTCATGCTTGCCGTCAACGGCCAGGTCTTCGCTTCTGACGCTTCCGGCCAGCAGATTCCCCTGCTTCAATCCCACTTGATTTTGCATTGGGCCGAGCAAGCTGAAAAACTCGGGTACGATGTGGACGGCCTCGAAATCGAAATTGAATCCGGAACCTTGGTCCTTCACCGCGGCCCCGACGGTTGGAACTACACCGACAAATAATATTCATCGGATGAATGACGGCTCGGAATGGATTTGCGCAGTGTGCGGCAGGACTTTTCTGGACGGGTGGACCGACGCGGAGGCCATGGCCGAACGCGCTTTAAATTTCTCGAACGATCCTCCGGGCGATGACTGCAACCTCTGCGACGATTGCTACCAGAAAATCATGAAAGAGATCGCCGCCTCAAATTGAAGTTTGGTGCTTCTTTGGGCCTTGGGAGTTTGGTCATTGGTCATTCCCTGTCCTCCTGCCCTCGCAGCATCCCATTCCTCGCCGCCCGCTTCCAATCCGCGCCATTCCGCTTCCCCTTCCCTGTCCCCGGCTTCGCCGCCGGTTGATTGGCCGCCGCCTGCGGCTGTCCCGGCGGTCCTTTCTTCAGGCTCGGCATCGCCACCGTCGGATCTTCCCAAATATCATGCGCCTTCTCGGATTTCACCGCCGCCGCAATCTGCGCGTGAATGTCCTCCAGGTTGCCCCCGTCCTCGCTCTCCGCCAAAACCTGCTGCGGCGATTTAATATTTTCCTCCATCCACAGGATGTCCGCCTGCGCGTCCTGCACCGGCTGGATGTACGGCCACCGCTTCGCGTGAAACACCGCCGCCTTGCAAAACTCCTCGTAACGCGAAAACGGCAGGTCCATCAAAGTCCCGTACAACAACTCGCATTCCAGCCACGCCTCGAAATGCGGCCGCACCAGGCTCGCCTCCATGTGCCGCTGGTGTTTCCGATAATCATCCCGCTCCGGCACCAATGCGCTGCGCATTGTCGAAAATGAATTCTTCTCCACGTCGCACGAGACCGTGCTGTAAGCCTTCCCGCTCCCCGCCGCCACCATCTCATATTGGTTCTTCATGAACCCCGGCGCGTTTTCATTTGGAAACTTCGGGTCCACCAGGAACGGCTTCTTCCCCATCTGCAACTCCTCCCCCGTCGCCGGTTCCACCGCCGTGATCGGATTCCGCCCGCCCCCGCGCCCATCGCCTCTCCGCCCCGGAGCGCCGCCCTCCGGCCCGGCATTCCCGTTCCCCACCTCCACCGCATTCGCATACGGCGAAGGATCGCCAATATAAGGACTCCCCGTCGGATAATCCTGGATGATGAAATACGGCTTCGCCTGCGCCCAGATCGCCGCCGTCACATGCGCCCGCGTGAATTGCCGGCACAAATGTAAATGCTGGATGATCGGCGCGTACGCCGGAAAACCGATGTCCTGGTCCGCCCGCGTCCGGATATTGTTGAAATGAATGATGTCCTCCGCCGGCACCCGTTCCCGCCACGTGTTCGGCGTCGGCCCGTTGTAAGCGAACACCTCGCCCGGGTGCCGCGTCAAAATCCAGTAATTCAGCGCAAACCCATACTTCCGGTGCCGCTCGATCGAGAATCTAATTGGATTCCCCTGCTCAGATTTTCCCGTGTAAGACTCCTGCAACCGGTCGCTCTCAATCGGCTCAATCGCGTACCGCGATTTATTAAACGGAAACTCCCGGTGATGCCGGAAAAGGATAGATCCGTCCCGCTTCATCGAGGCAATCGCCAGCCACCACATCTCCGCCCGCGACATGTCCTTTTTGACCGTGCAATTCTCCTTCCGCCCATAATCCCGCCAAGCCCCCTCGATCCGCTTATTCACCGCCGTATCCAGCACAATCTCATCATCATCCCCCGGGAGCGCGGCCGTCCCGGCCGCCGTTTCCGGCGTCCCGCCGGAAACCTTCCCCGTCTGGTCCCCGCTTGGACGTTGAGCGTTCAATGTTGAATGTTGAATGTTTCCCCCTTTCCCATTCACCCTCACTTGCATCTCCAGCCGGAACGGATCATCCCCGCAAATATTATTCATGTCCGCGTTGAGAATCCCCGCGTAACAAGCATCATCCTTCTCCAGCGTCCGGGCCCGGCCCCTGCCAATATAGAGGCTCACCAAAACCTCCGCGTTCCCGCTGTTCACCGTCGGCACGAAATCCAGATTCAGGTTCGAGGTGATTGACGCCTCGTACATGCGCGTCATCTTCTGGTTATGCTCCCGGTCCGCCCGGATCGCCCCCGCGTGCCACGGTTCCACCGTCGAGCTCCGGATCCCGTTCTCCCGCCCGGAGGCCCACCCCGTCAAAAGTTCATCCCGCTGCCGCGTCGCCACCACCGCCAGCTCCGGCTTCTCCCGCCCAAAAATTAATTCGCGCCAGTTCATACCATCTTAAGCAAAACACCCGGCAGCCCGCTTTTCGCCAGCGCGTCCACGTCCTCCGCCCCAAACGGCACCAGCCAGACCGGCGCTCTTTGTCCCTGCGGCAATCCGCGTTGCGGCCTCTCGAATTTCGGTTTGCCCTGCATAAGAAAAACCCAGCCCGAAGCCTCGATCATTTTCATCTGCCATAAGGTTTGGCCGGCTATCAAACAAAGGAGCGTTCCATGGCCATGCTCCATCATCTTCCGCACGAAAGGCTGCATATTTGAGAAAGGTGGATTCAACCAAACCCTTCCGGACCATTCCTGCTTCAGTCCGTTTTCCCGCGGGCCGAAAGTTCTCGTCGCCAATTTGTTCGGGCACAAATGCGAGGCGCACGGATCCAAATCGAATTCTCCCAGCGCCTGTACCAAATGGGGGGGGGGTAAACCATTCGTCGTGAAACTTGTCATGGGTTTTGCGGGTGAAAATCATTTTGCGCTCTTTGGATCAGGAATTGGGAACGAACGGATTCTGGTTCCCCAGCCCCGGCCCTCCGTAATCGATGATTTTGAAGATGGGCGTGATCTTCCGCCCGCTCGGCCGCCCGCTCAGCACATTCTCCAGGCCAATCTCCTCCCGCCGCTTCTCCTCCCAGTACGCCAGCTCGTAACGGATCGCCTTGCGGTCCTCGCGCAACACCCGCACCTTTTGAATGTCCGTCTCCTTCATCGCGTGCTGCACCAGCTCCAGCAGCGTCGCCTGCAAAGTCCGGATCATCCGTTGCGCAAACGTCTCCACGTCCACCTGGTTCGTCCCCGTCCCCAGGTTCGGCTCGATCCGCAAATTATTCTGGTAAAGCAAATGCCGCTGCGCCAGGGCATCATTCACCGCGTATTCCACCAGGCTTGACTCTCCCGCCGCCCACGTCGCCGTGGTGGCCGCCGCCAGCTTGATCTCATGCACTGTGCCCGTCGCGTCCGGCGCGCTCTTAAAGGAAATCGCCGGCCCCGTCGGCTGGTCATGCCCCCTCACCTCGCCCAGCACATACCACCCCGCCGATGGCAGCCAATTCGGCAAATATCGGCTCCAACAGGCCGTGTCACCCGCCGCGATTAAAATCGGTTCCCGCTCATCCATTCACCCAACCGCCCCCAGTCAAACCACTAAGGAATGCGGGATGGGGCCAATTGGACCGGTTTAATGGTGCGCCTCGAAATATTCCACCCCCACTCCCAGATCAATGCACTTCGCCAGCAGGCACCAGTATCCTCCTTCCGAAAACCAAAACGAACCTGTTCTGCCGGCAGCTCCGCCGCCCTCATTCCTCGCCGCATTAAATCGCCGGTCCTCGTCATACCTCTTCTTCGCCTTCTCCACGTACGTCGCCGAGATTTTTCGCCGCAATTCCGTCTCAAATTCCTCTTCAAATTTCATAATCTATGGGCCAAAATCGTTTTACCTCCACGGTCTGCCAATCCAAAAAATGAACGGTGTGCCACGCATATGGGCTTCTTTGGAGCATTTCTAAAAATTCAGTATAAAGCATTTTCACGAAATCATTTTCGCTCAAACCCCGCTGAAAAACCTCCTCAAAAACCCTGCGTAGGACAAAATTTCCCGCCCACCCACGCGAAACCCGCCAAATTCGGCAACTTGCTTTTCCTATATACCCTCCGGGAGAACCTATACAATCCATATGGGCTGGTATTGGGGCCAATAGGCGCTGCCTCATTTGGGCGGCGGCTCCTCGGCGCCGGCTACGTAGCCGATCAGGCTGGCCATGAGGAGCCTGACCAATCGCATTCGGCCGATGTCGAGACGGTGGTTGGGCCGGCTGCCGATCCGCAGCCAAGTCGCCCGGCCATTGCGCAGCGATCTCAGCTCGGCGGACATTTGCTCGTCGTACCCCATGTCTCCCACCTCGAAAGCCTGGTCGCGGGGCGCCAGCGCCGCTCTTTTCTGCGCGATGAATTTTACTTTGCCCTCGCCGCCGATCAAAATCTCATGCAGCAAATCCGCCACTCCAGTATGAGCCCAGCGAAACATGAAAACGCTCACCGCGATCCTCCGCCCCTGTTCATCCAAAACATTTTCCACGCGCCGCATTCCCGGCGCCCACAACCGCCACTGTTTGTCGGGCCATTGGTACGAATTCCTCATCGGAGCGTCGCCGAGCAACACCGTCCAACAGCTCCAATAATCCACCTCACGCCCGAACTGCATTCCCTTGTCGAGTTCGCGATACATCGCGCACCGGCGCAAAATCTCCGGCGTCCATTTACGCCCATCGATGCACACATATTTATTTCGCACCTTATATTTTTTCTGGACCGCCACCAACTCCTCCCACGACTCCGCGAACCCGCGCATCATCTCGAACGAATTTCCGTTTTTATCCGCCGTGTCCACGCTCCAATGAAACGTCCCCACCGTGTCCAGCGTGCGATGCTTCTGGCAATCGATCGTCATCCCGTCGTGATGCCAATTCGCGATTTTCGTTTTCGGATCGAACACCTCCGCGAGCTGGACCAATTGCGGCTGCAACAAATCCTCGCTGAAGAACACCGCGCGCTCAGCCATGAACCACTGCGCGAGCTTCACTGAATTCCCCTGGCGCTCCTCGTGCTTCGCGATCAAAAAACTTTTGACCGTCGCGCTGAAACGATTGTCGCGCGCCGCCTCAAACGGCAAAGTAAAAGTCAGCGTCGCCGGCGTCGTTTGAATGTTCGCATTCTCAATTTTATATTTTTGTTCATACGAATCCATCAACCCCTGCCGCACCGCGCGCGTATCTTCAATACGAAACCCGCAAAAGATGCATTCCCAATACGCGCTCGCCGCGCGCTGCTCGATGCTTCGCGTGTTTTCGCCATCATCCAAAAACTTCATGCCGGCGTAACTGCCCGGCCTCGGCGCCGTCCACCCGTTTTTATCTTTCGGCTCGCGCGGAATGAAATCTTCTGAGCGCCGATGATTCCAGTGAGGCCATTCCCACGTCTGCCGGCCGGCGCACGCCGGGCATGACCAGGCCAACGGCACCTGCACCGCCTCGCGCGCGCTCACGTGCAGATCCGTGCCGGCTTCGCTCGCCTGGCTTTCATTCAGGATTTTATGATCCTCCGGGAAACGGTCCGTCCGCTTGTAAGCCTTCCACATCAGGCCGTCCCGTCCGTGTTGCCACGCCTCCGAGATCCATACCAGCGGCCAGCTCAACGACGAAACATTCCCGTCATTCAACCCGCACACCTGGAGAATCATCCCCGGCAACTTCAGCCGCGTGTTCGTCGCGTCATGCCGTTCGCCGACCGCCAGCCATTGGCTCAGGACCGGGTGCCGGCGCAGCGTCTCCATGAGCCGCACCGCGCAAAACAATTTCGCTTTGGGATCATCCTCGAAAAGCACCAGCATGTTCCGGGCGACATGCTCGCAAACAAATTGCACCCACAAATCTCCGCACATCGATTTGAGCACTTGCGTCGCGCCGATCAAATGGATCAGCCGCACCAGCGGATCATTCAGCGCCAGCAACGGCCCGCGCAGATGATTTGCGGATTCAATCCAGAAACGGCCATCCTGCTCCCGCGGCATCGCCTCGTATGCTTTGCCGTGAAATTGAAAACGGGCGGCGTTCTCCCAAATCGTCCCGCGAAAAGTTTTGCCGATCGCTGAAAATCCCGTCCGCCAAAGTGATAAATCCGATTTGTCATCCCGCACAATTAAGTGCGGAAGTCAAAAAAAAGAGCCGGCCAATTGGCCGGCTGAGTGAAATTCAAACTCGCTTTTTCAAAAGAGATTTCCGCGAGGCGATTCATAGCCGGATGCTTTGTCCAAAATTTCGGTTGCCCATTGCGCCAATGATTTCGGTCGAGCGGCCCGCGCCCAATGCCCTTTGCGCGGTAATGTCGTCCGAATGTGGATATGTCCTGTCGCCGTCTCGCCATTTATCGGCGGGCGTCCGGGCTTGCGCGGGTCGGGTTGCGCGGCATCGTAAGCCGCAGCGGATTTTTCAGAATTTTTCATGCGTCAAAAAATTATGAGCCGGGCGAGGAAACAGTTCGGTCTTGCGACTTCACTGCGGTTTTAGCTTTCGCTTCAACGGGGCCGCGCCCGGCAAATTGTCAGATAACAATTCCGTAATTGCTCGATTCGATATTCTCCCATTCGTCATCGGTCAGGTCACTAGCGGACCCGATGTCCTCGACCGTCGCTGTCATGCTATTGCCCCGGCCTGACCCGTTGGTGCTGATGCGGCCATCGGAGGCAGTGATACGGTAGACAGTATCCGAGGTTGCGTCATAGACCATTTCGCCGACATTGGGGAGGCCGTTTCCGTTTTCAATTATTGTAGCTTGCATAATTTTGTCTCAGTTATTTTCTGTCGCCGGTATCCCCGGCGGGAGCAATCAGTCATTGATTAGGCATACACGATATGCGATCTGCCGCTTATTGTCAACACATATTTACGATTTATTTTCATGCCAAAAACCCAATGAAACCGTATAAAAATGAAAGTAACCCACTACCGGTGAAAGTGAGTGTCTCCTATTAAATCTGCAAAAATTCCGCGACGGCCCGAGTGTCGTCCGGAAACTCCGGTTCGACGCCGAAGCCGCGCCACCACGTCGCGCCGGTGGTGTTGTCGCGGACGTCCACGCTGATCCGCCATAGCCGGGGCGCGTGCGCTTCGAGGACGAACTCAGAATCTGAATTCGCCCGGACCATGTTCAAATAGCGCGGCGGCTCGACGATTTCCGGAAGCAGCGCCGGCGCTGGCAATTCGTCCCGGTAAAGATCATATTCGTGACCGAGTACGAAGGCGAGCCGGTTCGCGAGCCTGGCGCGGTCGCCATCCACGACCGGCGGCCAGAAATTCAAACTCACTTTTTCAAAAGAGATTTCCACCAGGGCGAGGCAAAAAGGATTTCGCAGGCGGGCGACCCAAAGCGGCGTCGCCGGCAGGCGCTCAACAAATTGTTTTTCGCGATCCAGTTCCACCAGATATTTCGGAAATTTAAGCATGGATGGGAATTTCCCGCCGCGCGCGGGCGCGGCGTTTTTCGCGCGCGGCCAGGGCCGCGATGTAGGCGGCGACGTATTTTCGCGAGCGATTGAAGAGCGGCGCGGGCCGGATGCCGCGCCGGGCGAGCAGCCGGACGATGCTTTTATCATTGAGCAGCTCGATCGCTTCAATTTCGCGGGCGGTGAATAAATATTCAGCGCGCAGCCATTTGATGATGTGATTATCCTCGCCGGCGCAGCACCACATGGCGAGGCCTCGAAGATTCAGGCGGTGGGCGATAATTTGGCCGCCTTGGCGGAATTCCTCCGGGGTGGCCCGCGAACCGCGGGCCGCTTCGATCAGCAGCCCGATGTTGCAGCGGTTGCCGGAACTCCATTTGTAATCCGGCGTCGATAAAATCGACGCGGCCGTTTTTTCGAGCAGTTCGTATTTTTTCACAGCGACGCTCCTTTCGCGAGGCGCGCGAACTCCGCCCAGCCGACACCGCTTTTCATTTTGAGTTCCATGATCTCAGGGCTGACGGGGTGCTGGCAGCCGGTGGCGGCCCAATCCTGAATAGACCTGGGCGTGATGCCCGGCAGAGCCAGCCGAACCGGAGTATTGATCATCGCATCAATCGCCGCGGCGGTGGTGGCCGCGTTGGCGGTGATAATTTTTCGAGCGCCGCGGGTCCTGGCAGCGGCGCGAGAGGCGAGCTGGCGCGTGGTGGGACCGCAGCCGGTCAATCCTTCGAGCGGATAATCCGCGCGGACGATTTCGCCGGTCGCGGCCTTGAAAATATTTACCTTGAGTTTGCGAATTCCGGAGATCAGAACGGATTTGCCGGTGGTGAAAACCACATCGGTGGTGGTTATTTCGCGGCGCTCGGGGGCGGGGCGATGTTTGGCGCGGCGGGACCAGCCGCCACCGCCGAAGAAACGATTACCGCAGGGGAATTCCAACCAAACGCATTTGAATTTTGTCATATATTTTTCACCCGGACTTTTACGACCTCGGTCTGGTCGTTTCGTCAATCGGTTAATTCCTATTGACCTCTGCACTTTGCCTTTTTATCGTTTGAAAAGCAACTCTTTTTTCAAACTATTTTTGTGATGAAACCTCGAAAATCAGCCGGCAAAAAACCCGGTCGCGGCGGCCTTCGCCCCGGCGCCGGTCGCAAAGCATCCGGCCGCGTGGCCATCACGCTCCGGCTCCTCCCCGCCGCCCTGGCTAAATTAAAATCGAAGTCCGGCAACCGGCCGCCGGGCGAATTGGTCGAGTTTCTCCTAGCTTCGCTTTAATTTTGGGCAAAATCCTCCGCTGTCCTCACCCTCCCGCAAAATCAAAACGCCTTAAATCGCAAAGCCTATACGCGCCCCGGCGCATATAGGGCCGGAGCGCCGGCCTCCGGCCCGGCTCGGTCATGCCGGCAACAAAAGCCGGGCCGGAGGCCGGCGTTCCGCGCGGTGGCCCAAATTTTCGGAATCCGCGATATCCAAAAAGTTTTGAAATTCCGGTTTCCCTTTCCGAGAAAAACTCCGGTCGGGCCCCGGCGAATTTTCCCGCGCGTTTTCCCGCAAATTTTCTCCGAAACTTTTTAGCCAAATGTTGTCCAAAAATTCCGGGGAGCATTTGCCCTCTCAGATGTTGGGTTGCGCGCCGCCGTGCGATCCTCAAATGTTTCCTAAAATAGTTTTGCCATAATAATGCCAAAGGAATTGCTGGAACGCTTTGACGGCATGGTTCCTCTGCTCTATCCGTGTTGATCCGTGTCCATCCGTGGTAAAAAAAATCCTTTCCCGCTGAAATCATTTTTTCCTAAAGCGGTTTTCCCAAAGCGCCAGACCACCCCATCTTTTGGGCCTGCCTATTCGCTCGCCGCTGCTTCCGCTTCGCATTTCGCCTCGATGCGGTCCATCTGCGCTTTTTGCGCGAGCGTGTCGTACTCAAAAAATGACGCGCTCAATCCCGCGAGCTCCGCTTTTACCCGCTCCCTTTCCCCCTCCGGAACCCGCAACACGCACTCCGCAATAATTCCCTTCAGCTTCTCCCGCCGCTGGCTCGGCCCGTTGATCTCCATCTCGTGCTGCACCATTTTGTGGTACCCCTTCAGCGCGCTGCGGATCGTATGCTCGCTCACGTGCCGGTCCAGGTATTTGCCCTTCTTCAATTCCAGGTCAAACTTCGCCGCTTCCTCATCCAGGATGCGGTTGTTCAACCGCGCAATCTCCGCCCGCCGGTCCAGCAACGCCAGATTCACCGTTTCCGTATCACTTTCCCCCTTGGATGTTGGCTGTTCAATGTTCGATGTTCGATGTTTCGCCGCCTTCGCTGCCGC